TAATATGCAAGTAGAATATATTGTTAATATTAATGAAATCTATTATATTTTTGATTATATGCATGTTGTATACAATGCGTAATTAAGAAACATTAATTTATAAATAACAACAGTAATATGATAGGATTGTTCATATAAAATAATTTAACAATATGATATATATATTATTTTTGATTATATGCATGTTGTATACAATGCGTAATTAAGAAACATTAATTTATAAATAACAACTGTAATATGATAGAATTGTTCATATAAAATAATTTAACGATATGATATATATACAATTAATATAAAGATATAATATATATGATAATACAATGATGTATAAATGTGATAAATGTTTAAAACAATTTAAAATTTTAAGAGATTATAATAGACATCTTAATAGAAAAACACCATGTAATGTAAAAACTATATATGTATGTAGTCGATGTAAAAAAAAATTTGGAAATAAATATGATTATAATAGACATTTAAATAGAAAGACACCATGTAATCTAAAGACTATTATAACTAATAATAGTTCTCAAATAAATCATAATACAATGACAAATAGCAATATTAATAGTAATAATACAACAAATAATACAACAAATAATATTAATAATAATATTAATGCTAATATTCAATTTAATACTATTGCTCTTACTCCCAATAACTTTAATGTTGATAAGATTAATATTAATGATATTGCTAATGAAGAAATAGGATTAAGTGATATTATACGTAAAGGGACTTTGTTACCTAGTGGTAAAAGTAATTATGTTTGTACTGATCCTAGTAGATTAACATATAACCGTTTAACTAAAGATGGTAAGTGGGAATTAGATCCAAAAGGACAATATCTAAGAACATATATGTATCCCAAGATAACTGAAAAAGTAGAAAAAGTATATGATGATTATGAAATTAACAATACATGTTATACCTATGATCAATTAATGAATTTATTAATAAGTAAATCTAAAATGATAAGGGCAAGTGATAATTTTTACGAAAAGGCCTTGAAGAAATTAGGACCAAAAGTATATGTTTCAAGAAAAAATTTAAAAGATTATTTAAATATTCCGTAAAAATCTTGATTTAACTCTTACTTTATATTTTTGTCCCCATTTTACAGCCAATTTTCGTTGTTTACTTATATATTTTCGTTGCATTCTACTAAACTCTCTTCTAAGGCGAGTATCTTTTTCTCTAAAACCTTTTTTATTATTTCCAAATTTCTCTATTAGAATTAAAGTATCATGAATATATTTAATTTGATATGGAATCATTGATTTGTTGTAATCAGTAATGGATCTAAATAGATCAATAGGAACCTCATTATCAAAGAATGAATGAATATAATATACATCTTTTGTCTGCATTCCAGCGATTCTATCTTTGAATAATTTATCAGATAATTTAAACAATTTATCTAATAATTTATCACTAATACCATTAAAACCTATAGACACAATATATTTTTCAGAATTAGCCGGTCTGCTAGTAACAGGTTTAGTAATATATACTTGATCATAGAATAATGTCAATAGATAAATCAATTGAATTGTAGGAAGAGTAAATATATCATATATTTTTAATATAAAACTACCACCTTTACGTTGTATTTTTAATGCTGCGATAATTTCATTATAAAACAATTGAATATGTAATTGTTCTTTATAATTTTCTAAATCATATTTGACTCTAAATCCTCCATCAGCAGTTACAATATCTGCTTTTCTTGAAAATTGTTTAGCATATTCCAATATATTTTCAGGATTTAATAAATTACCATCACCTGTTTCAGAATTACCATAACTAATTGTTAATTTATCTCTCATTTTTCCAATTTTTTTATCCCATTTTGTACTAGGTTCTTCTTCATTTCGTAAAGTAATACCAATAACCTCATCACTACGAGCCATTTCAGGACTGAATTTTTCACGAAATTCAAGAACACTTTGTATAAAACCACCAGGACCTTCTGCTAAAGCCCCATAGACTATTTTTTCTTTATCAAGCAATCCCATTTCTTTTTTGAAATGTGCAAGTATTTCCCATAATTTGAAATAAGCCCTACTTATTACTTTTATTGCCATTACACTGTGTCTTTTTTCTATTGAATTAACTAATTCAAAAGGATTTGTTAGTCTAATAAATTTATAAAAAATTTTATGATACTGATCAATATCATCTTTTATTTTATAAAGCTTTTTGTAATCTCCTAATTCACTTATAGGTTTAGGAATATCATCCTTTTCAAGAACTAAACTGAAATTTATTTTATCCAAATTAGTGTCAAATGTTGGTAATTGATCTGTTTGTTCACTAATATTTCTGATATAATTTAATGATTTTGAATTACCTCCTTTAAACAAAGGAATGGATGATATTATATTATATTGTTTATGAATTGGATGATTCATAAGTTCGGCTATTTTCTTTTTGATATTAGTTTCTGTTTCCAATTGTGACGAAGTTTTTGCTCTATAAGTACTCATCTATAATCTATTAAAACACAATCTCTTTATATTAGTATGAGTATATAATCATTTTCAGTATTTAAAAATCTCAATTTTTAGTTTTTATCAAAAATACACAAGTACCTTTAGCGACATCCCTAAAGGACCGCGAAGCTGTAGCTAAGGACGCAAACGCCAAATTCAGAAGGAATAGACGGAATGGATCTTCCCTCAATCTCCTCCGTTGTCGGAGACAGAGGTCGAAGGGGGGACGATACCCCCTAAATCTTCGATTTTCCAACGCTCAACGCGTAGCTCCTTTAGCCTCGGCTAAATCTTCGATTTTCTTACGCAAACGCCGAATTCCGAAGGAATTTCCCACCCCAACGCGAAGCTTTGGGTAAGGAAGGCTTTTGCTAAAGATGGGGGATGAGCTAAGGATGGGGATAGGAAGAAAAATTGATAATAACTAATTCCACAGTTGCAATTCATATACAATTATTTAATACCATCATTTTAAAAACAAAATGGATTCAGATGGTAAAGTTCAATCAATTTGTGATGATTATAATGTAGATGATATTTTGAATAATTTAGATAATGATTTAGATAATGAATTCGATAGAGAATTTAATGAAGAAAATGATCAAAATTTAGCAGAAATTCCCTATTCATCTGAAGAATTAAGTTTACACGAACATGGAGCTTTAGCTAAAACACCCCCCCGGGATCCACACTATCCTTTGAGTATTGCTATCCTTACCGACTCAAATGAGTCGGGTGGGAATTCAGAAGGAATGAAGCACAGTTTGCCTAAAGGAGGAATAGAAAACAATAATTTAGAAAAACTAAAATGTGAAAAATGTTTTCAACTGAAAAAAGAAAACAAAAAACTAACAAAAGAGTTATCAATTACAATTAAAAAATATAAATATCTAAAAAAAAAAATAGCGAAAAATAATACACCTGTACCACTACCCCCATCTCCATCTCCATCTCCATCTCAATTTTCATCTTCACCAGAGGGGTATCGTCCCCCCTTCGACCTCTGTCTCCGACAACGGAGGAGATTGAGGGAAGAACCATTCACAGTTCCGTTTATTCCACAACACACAATGAATATGATGTGGTCTCAACCTACACATAATCAATATCAAATACCAACAAATGCCCATCAGGTATTCTCTACAATGTATTTACCAACATTAAGATTATAGCATTTCAATAATCATCGTGGAACTTGAGTAAATTCCTCAATACCATCATCTGTTATTAATATATTACTTTCAATTCTAACACCACCAATAGGTATAAATTTATTGATTTTCTTAAAATTAAAAAACTTATTAATATTATTATTTTTTTTAACAAATTTTATAACATCTTCATTGAAATATAAGGCTGGTTCAACGGCCAATATCATTCCCGGTTTTAAGATATAAAATTCATCATATAATTCACCAACATCATGAACATCTAATCCAATAAAATGAGCTAATCGATGGGGCATAAAGAAGTAATATATTTTATTATTAATAATTTCATTTAAACTCCCTTTTATAAAATTATGGTTTAATAAACTTTCAGCTAATAATCTATTACAAGTATCAGAAATTTTATTCCAGTTAACCCCGGGTTTGATTAGTTTCAGTATTTTATAAAAAATTTCCAAAACAATATTATAAATCAAATATTGATTGGGAGTAAAAATACCAGTGATTGGAAAAGTTGTAGTAATATCAGCAGCATAACCATAATATTGTCCTCCCATATCCATTAATATCCAATCATTTTTATTTATTTTTTTATTGTTGTTTGTATAATGTAAGATGGAACTATTTCTTCCACTAGCACAAATACCCATATAAGCAGGACGTCTAAAACCTCCATGAGAAAGAATATAATGTAAAAATAAACTCTCTAATTGAAATTCAAACATTCCTGGTACTGATTCTTGTATAGTTTTGGTATGAGCCAAACTAGTGATTTTATTGATGAATCTCATTAAGTCAATTTCATATTTTGATTTAATAACTCTACATCCAATTAATATCTTTTTTAATTTTTTATTATCAAATATTACATAGGGTTCTAATTTTGTTATATCTAGCATTGGATCATTAGGAGAATCCAATGTATATATTTTTTCGATACCATATTGAGTTAAATATTTATACATTTGACTGACAAAAAATATTTCGTCAATACCATAATTTTTTTTGATTTTATTCATAGTTTGAACAATATCCCCATAAAGTAATTTATTGTTTAAATTGTTCGCATCATCCTCAACAAATACAATAGACTTTATTGGATTAATATGTAATACACCATAACAATTAGCTAAATTCATACCAAAAATATATCGAAAATTACTTTCTTGATCAAATTTATATTCTCTATCAGTACCATATTTACTAATCATATTACCACCTTTTAATAAAATTGCGCTTCTTTTTTCATGATTAAAATATTTTAAAACTTTATTTCGATTTGTTTTGTATAATTGAACTGGTATTTTATGAAATGGAACTAAATGTGACATTTATTAACTAATATAATAACTAGTTATTAAAAAAAAAACTTAATTATTTAAAGCGCCCATGATTTTATTAACATTTGGTGTAATATTACCAATCCAATCAGGATTATAGGATGAAATCGTTTGGATATAATGTACATAAATACCATTTTGATTTTTAAGTAATAATGTTGTATAAAATATATTTTTTGGATATATAGTTTTTCTTTGTGGATTTCCAGTATAGAACAAACTTTGATATGCAATTGCGGGTATTTCTTTATTATTTAGAGGATTTTGTATTTTAAAATACTTAACATAATCTTCAACTTCTCCAGTATTTAAGAATAGGCCAGCAAATAAAGATTTTAAAATGTTATTAATTTTTTCCTCATTAAAAATATTTGTATTAAATGAAATTATAGGAATATTATTATCATGAAGTTGTTTTAATGTTTCCCATACAGTATCATCAATTTTATTTAATACATAATAATTTAAGCCATTAACTTTACACCAAGCTTCTGTTTTTTTAATATTACCTTTTACACTTTGTTTAAACTCTGAATATTTAATAAATGTAACAAGGATATTAATGTGATCACTTTGATAATTAGAATAGGTTACATTACCATAATTACCAAAATTATCTTTAGCATATTCATATACAGAATGCATATTACCTATAGCAGATAAAATTACGGCAACTTCAAAACTACATCCATAATAGGGTGAAACGATAAGGGCCTTACTTAATTTTGGCGAAAACATGAATGGTTTCATATACATACCAATTGGTGTAATATTTAAATGACTATCAATGGCGCCTAATAGATATAATTCTGACAAACCACGTTGTACATTATTGATAGATGGACAATCAAGAAAATCAAATTCATAAATATTATTAACACCAATATCACTAGTAGGAGTACTATTAAATACATTAATATATTGAATAATATCTAATAGATTTGAACTAATATCTTCTAAATAAATACTTGGGATTTTATGTTCTTTAAGACTATCATACATTTTCTTTGTAAACATTGGCCAATAAAATCCTGTTTCAGTTCTACCAACACGACCTTTTCTTTGTAAAGCATTATCTATGGATATATGCGAAGAAATAAGGGAACCTCCACCAGTTGTTGGGTCATAAATTGACACATTCATCCAACCTGTATCGATAACATGTCTAAGATTACTAAATGTAACTCCAGTTTCAGCTGTATTGGTTGCCAATATAATTCTTCTTGTAGGAGGTAGTTTTGTTCCTATACTTTCAACTTCAATATCTTTGTCTTTTTTAGTTTTAATTTTGCATTTAGAATTCATTATTTTTTCTGCGGCTTTTTCAGCATCGTTTTCAGCCTGAGTTTTTTCACGTTTATTACTACCGATGCTTTGTACAGGGGGGTATCGTCCCCCCTTCGACCTCTGTCTCCGACAACTGAGGAGATTGAGGGAAGAACTATCAGGTTTACATGAATCATTAGTACGACCGTAAATATTTTTTATTATTTTATCTTTTTGTGTTTCACTAGTATGTCTTGTTAAGCTTAAAACGGCTACCGGATTATATTGAGAATTGGAACGTTGTTTTTTGATAATTGTTTCGGTAAGATATTGAGTCATTTTTCTAATAGTAGACAATGCGTCCACAAAGATAATAATATCTCGTTCTTTAGAGGATAATTCTTTAACATAAGTTTCATGAATCTCTAAAGCTTTATTACAACTATCTTGTATATAATCTTTGGATGGTTCGTTTAAAAATGTAGATTTAACATTTTTTGCCACTCCTGAAACAACAAGTGTATTTGGTTGTTGTTTCTCTAATTGTTCTTTTTCATTTTGAGAATAGTCAATATTACCATCATATAATTTATAAAATTTAGCAAATTTAAGGGCATCAAATGTTGCAGAAGTAATGATAAATTTGATCTTTTTCTTTTTATTTTGATTTTTTAAAATATTTTTTATTAGAGCCAATAATACATCTGTATTAATTGATCTTTCATGTACTTCATCTAGCACACAAAAGGAATATTTATCACTAAGATAACTTAATTTATCTGATGTTTGTTTAATTAGAATACCTTCTGTCATATACATTAATTTATCACCTTTACATTCTTTTGCTTTATGCTTATATCCAACTGCACCTTTCAAACCATTTTCTTCTCCTAATGGAGTCCACATTAAAGTAGATACATATCCCCCAATACCTTCAGCATTTAAACGTCGGGGTTGTGTGGATACAACTTTTCTATTATCAGTTAATCCAGCTTCAACTAATAGTGGTGGAACAATTACACTTTTTCCAGTACCGGTTTTGGCTTTAAGAATAAGAATATCATTATTTGTATTTTCAAAATAATTTACAATAGTAGTAACAGCATTGGAAAAATTATAACCAGTATTAAGATAATTATTCCCAGCATAAATATTATATTTTTGAAATATTGCATCATTAAGATTAATAGATTCTGGATTCCACATTGGTAATGTAAACCTTTTATAGATTAAATAGTCAACATAGGTACAATTTTTAACTTTGCAAGGTAATTTTTTTTCATCATTTTTAATATAATACAGCTCTTTAAAATTATAAGGTAGCTTTTTATCCTTTTTTAGTTTTTCTAATTCTGTCATAAACTCAATAACAGACACTTCGAACAAAACTTTAGTTACTTTCCATTGACTTAATGCATATATGTTGTATTCATCAAATTTAATGTGTTTAATTTTGTTATCAGTTGCATAATCAGGATTTTTTATAGATTGTTTATATAAATCATAGATTTGTGAAAACAATTTATACTGTAGTTTAAATAAAGTTGACATCCTAATAACAAATATATATATTATAAACTGATAATATTTCGATTTAGATTTACAGCAGTTCGGTTTTAACTTAAAATAATAATATAATAATATATTTATAATCAATACAGGGTTTAACTATAGTTTTATCTACTTGCTCTTTAACAAATAAATGAATACTATTAATAACGATGCTATATCACTTTTATTACGTTATATAAAATTAAATCATGATATTAACAAATTAACAACCCGTAAAAAGAAAATAAAGGATGCAATTAACAAAAAAAAATCAGTTCAATCAAATATTGAACGTCATATAAGACTTAATCATCATCAATTACCATTACCATTACCATCGCCATCATTACCATCATCATCAT